CTACGGGGCATTGCCAACTGCTGCCGCCACTTTGTCGCCACTTGGCAGCGTAGCCAACGGGTTGAAGCGCAGGGCAGTTTCAAGATGATCTGGTGCCAGATGAGCATAGCGCATGGTCATTTTAATGTCGTGATGCCCCAGGATTTTCTGCAAGGCAAGGATGTTTCCACCTGACATCATAAAGTGAGCAGCGAATGTGTGGCGCAGAACGTGGGTAAGCTGCCCGCGTGGCAGCACGATAGAGGTCTTATCCATCACAGATAAAAACTGGAAATAGCAGTCGGTAAAGAACCTGAAGCCGTCAAGGGCAATGATTTCCTCATACAGCTCTTTGCTGATCGGAATGCTGCGGTTCTTTTTGCCTTTGGTCCTGACGAAAGTGATTCGATATTTTGTGACTTGAGAGCGGGTGAGGTTCACTGCTTCGCGCCAGCGTGCTCCGGTGCTCAGACAGATTTTAACGACCAGTGCGAGCAGGGGACTTTGGCGGTTGCAGTCGTACAAAAGCTCAGTAATTTGTTCATGCGTCAGCCAGGCCATCTCCTTTTCTGCGATGGTGAATTTGCGCATGTTCTCCAGCGGGTTCGGCGCTGTCCATTCACCTAGTCGGGCCAGTTCGCTAAAAACGCCGCTAAGATAGCTTTGCTCAAGGTTGATAGTTACCGGGCTGGCACCTTTTTTCCACTTGTCGCTAAAGTAAATTTCACCCGTTAGGCGTTTATCACGGTAATGCGCGAACAATTTGGAACTGAGATCTGTAGCGAGAGGATTTCCGAGGGCATCGGCCATCAAGAGTAGCTTGTCGTAAACATGCTCGCCAGCGGTAAGGGATTTGCCGTGCAGTTTGAACCAGAGTTCAACGATGTCTTTCAACGTCCGACGGTCTACCGATTCACCTAGCCAGGGTTTCGCCTCCGTCTCATCCATAGTGTGGCGTTCAAAAGCCAATGCTTCACCTTTGGTGGCGAACTGTTTACGCACACGCCGCCCGCTGCGCCCTGCGGGGTAGCATTCGCATATCCATTTACCTGTGTCGAGTTTTCGTACTGCCATAAAAAAGCCCTCATGTTTGAGGGCTAAATTTAACTGTATGTTTGAACAGTGGTCAATGTTTGAAACATAACTTAGGATACATCGCTCTCACCTTTGAGGAAGTCCCGAATATCTATTAACCATCCAGGAGTTTGGATGTATTGTGACTCTGACATAACTTCAACATAGGCATTACAAAATTCATATTTTTTTCCTGGTGTATCAAAATATTCAGTAATCTTGTTACGTTCAGTCAGATTTAAATCTAAAGCTCCACCAGAAACTGATGATTCTAAAATTAGCGGGTTTTTCATGAATGAAAATGCTTCTTCACCTTTATTGTATAATGATGCAAGAGTTTCAATGTAAAATTCAGCATCTAATGCTTGCTCAATCTCTGTTGGTGGATAAACACTATCATCAGTGACTTTTGCTAAAATAATATCACTCATGTTTGTATTAAGCAGTAATCTACGTATTTTTATACTTGGAATAGTATCATTTGCGTGAAATGCACTGTATTTTTGGTCGGTGTCCAACAAGCAGTAAACTTTCCCTGAAATTGTTTTTTTACGATCTTCTAAAGCAAGAATCAAAAGATTATATATTTTTTTTACAGCAACTGAACCACCAACGGATAGTACGATTAAATTATCAATATCTTCGTATTCTAAATGTTTGGATATATATTCTTTATCAGTTTTACCTTCACATATAATCCAGTTGTAGCTATTTTTCGAAGTGATTGAATAAACAATTGATTGGGTAAGATCATGGTTGCTTTTCATTTCTAAAACATCTAAATACGAACCATTTGATTCCGTGGTAAGGTTTTTTAATTCGTCTCTATAATTAGCTAAGTCTAATGCCTTAATTTGACTTTGCGAAGGTGATATATAAATGGCAGTTCCAGAACCTGCGACAGGTAAAAAACCATACCAATGTGTAGTGCAAATTGACTGGACGCCAATATTACTTATTTTTTTTATTTTTTCAAATTGCTGAAAACATGAGGTTGCATGTAATGATAATTCTGGCTCATCGATAGCAAGTATAGTGCTTTGTTGAGATTTCTGAGGGTTATGTTTTAGGAAATTAGTTGCAAGATCTAGTAATGCCTTTCTTTTTTCTCCAGAACTTAAATTATGAATTGGCGTATCTTTATTTACATTATCTATGTAGTGAAGAATTTTATCACTGAAATAGGATTCAATAATATTGGAGACCATGTGCCTCTGTGTGAATGAATTTTGCCTTTGGGACGGTTTCTTGAATTGATAGCGCCCATCCAGTTTTTTAGAAATTTGATCAACGAATTCATTAAGGAAACGATTTATCTCAGTTATATCTTTCCTTTTAATTATTTTACTGATTTTCTGTTGAAGGTTTTCACCTAAAAGAGATTGTAATAAATTGCTTTCAATTTTTGAATATTCTGAGACTGTAATTTCGGCTGGCAAATAAATATAGTTATAGATCTCTTTGATATGATCAAGAGTCCTATATAACGCTATTTGGAAGAAGTATTTTCGTTGATTAGATGTGACTGATATTGAGTCAGGAATAAGACTTTCTAATTCAATATGGTAATCTTCAATAGACTCAAAAATAGACATGTAAGGCGTTGGGGTATCATTTGTTCCTTTCTTAATTGATCCAATTGGGATTAAAAAATAGTCAGAACTTGAGTGTTTAGCTTCTAATAAAGTCCTATGAGCTACGAACTTTTCAGCTAATGGCCTTTGCAACAAGTTAAAGTCTTCACTTTCAATTTGCCATGTAATATCGCTAATGACTTCGAGGGTTTTATAAATAGAAGCATTACTTCTTATTTTGTCTTTACGTATAAGGAAAATGGGAACGATGAAAGGTTCCCTGGTCAGTAATCCTTGGCTACGGGCATCATTATTTATATCTAATTTATTAAAGTCATTTTTATTAAGAATGGTATCTAATGCTTGAAGTATTGAGCTTTTCCCTACACCGTTTTCGCCTATTAACCAAGATGAACGGTCATTAACTGTTAATGGTATATAATGCTGATTTCTAAAATTTTTGAAGTTTCTTAAAATAACACCGACAATCATTCCTTATTCCTCAAATTGAATGTATTATTTACAGGTAAGTATTACCTTACCAATAACTTCGATATCATTAATATTGCATTCTATTTTAGTTGATTTCCATTCTAACATTATGCGGTTGTTGGGCAATCTTACCAATTCACGAATTGAATACAGACCGTCGATTGAAATAACCCAATTACCATCATTTATCTCATTAACGCCTTGCTGTATTAGATACGTTGCACTATCAAACTGAATCGCACTTATGTTCTTAACATTACTTGGGAGCAAAGTTGTATCAAACAAAACATAGCCGCTATCAATTAGCCTGCCATCGATAATTTTTGTTTTATTGAGGCTTGTAACTTGTGTTCTCGCATCTAAATGCATCGGACCATCAGATGTGGATAACCAACGCAGCGATACACCAGTTTCTAACGCACATTGAATAATCCAGTCTGCTGGGAACGTATCTCTCATATATCGATTAGCTAAAGTGCTTTTCGATACCCCAAGATGATCAGCTAGTGCTTGACGCGTTGTAAACCCATATGCCTTGACCAATCGCTCAATCGCAGCCTTGCCACCCTGATTGGGGTTTATTTTGATCTCACTTGGGTACTTTGATGTTGACATATCTATTATGCGATCCTAATATCAATTTGGTTCCCATTTGGGGACTTATCACGATTACTACCGGCTCACCACAGGCCAATAGGAGATGTTGCATCATGACCCCTAACATTTCAATCACTCTGAATACACCGCACGTCACAATTGAACGCTACAGCGAGCTAACAGGACTGCCTGTAGACACCATTAACGACATGCTCGCTGATGGTCGCCTGCCTCGCCACCGTCTGCGCAAGGACAAGAAGCGCGAGAAGGTGATGATTAACATCGTCGCACTTACTGTTGATGCGCTATCTGATTGCAATATCGCTATTAATTAGTTCCATTTTGAGATACATCGGAGTCCCTTGCTATGTTTGACTATCGAGTTTCAAAACATCAGCATTTCCATGATGCCTGTCGGGCTTTCTCTCTACGCCACAACATGGCGAAGCTGGCTGAGCGAGCAGGTATGAACGTTCAGACTCTGCGCAATAAGCTCAACCCAGAGCAACCGCACCAACTCACTGCGCCAGATATCTGGCTGCTGACCGATCTGACCGAAGACTCAACGCTGGTTGATGGTTTTCTGGCGCAGATCCATTGCCTGCCATGTGTTCCGGTAAACGAAGTTGCAAAAGAGAAATTACCACATTACGTCATGAGCGCTACCGCAGAAATAGGTCGTGTTGCTGCCGGTGCTGTCTCTGGTGATGTGAAAACTACCGCAGGCCGTCGCGATGTTATCAACAGCATCAACTCTGTTACGCGCCTGATGGCACTCACTGCAGTTTCATTGCATGCGCGTTTGCAGGCTAACCCAGCGATGGCAAGCGCGGTAGATACCGTGACGGGCCTCGGTGCTTCGTTCGGTCTGATCTGAGGTGGTTATGCTGACGAAAGAACCTTCATTTGCATCACTGTTGGTGAGGCAAAGTCCGGCAATGCATTACGGTCACGGCTGGATTCATTTACCTGATGGGAAAAAGTGGCATCCGTGTATTGAATTGTCTCCCCGGCAGCAGGCTGTCCGGGGAATAGATAAAAAGAGATTGCTACAACGTCTAAGTATTAACGTGGCAGGCATCCTGCAAACCAGGCGAAAAGCTTTTCCTGGAAGCTGAGCTTAGTGTCGTCAGACCGACCACATGCAATAGCAGCTCTTTTGTAGGCTGGATTTAACAAAGAACCGAAAGGTGCGGAATCAGAGTGATGCAGCGTTTTCAATTTTTGTGCAATCAGTTCCGGGGTCAGTTCATCCCCAGCATAAAGCAATTCCCCGTACTGGCGGCTTTGTACGCTAGCACGCTCGGAAACAATTGCGGGTTGCCACACAAGTTGAATTGTTGCGATTACAACAACGGGCAAAGCGCACAACCATTCCAACCCGGTATCGGCTATGACAGCAGTGCCGCTAATAATCTGGATAGCAGTCATCAATTTTTCAGCCCTACCATGAAACGTCGCTGTCATAAGCTCAAGGTAATAGCAGTAATGCAGCTGGAAATATTCGGAGCTTTGTTTAGTCATGCCGGATTCCTATTTTTTATCTTGCCCCGGTTCTGGCTTAGGTGCAGGGGCAGGACGAGGCAATACATGGAAGTTGTCAGAGTCTGACATCAGGTTTCTCCTTCGAGGGGTAGATGATTGTTGGCGCAAATAGTCTACCACCAAGGCACGCGCCGGGCGTGTGAAAAAATTCCCGGCACAACTTCAAATAGGTATATGTACGACGAAACAGGAGGGGGTAATGGCTATTGATGGCCCGGCGACAACTGTTCCACTAAGCCCCGGCAAACGCTTGGACGGGCTGAACCATATTGCAGAACTACGCGCAAAAGTGTTTGGCCTGAATATTGAGTCGGAGCTTGAAAGGTTTATTGAAGATATGCGTGACCAAAGGGACGTTAACAATAAACAAAATGAGAGGGCACTGGCAGCCATATTTTATATGGCAAAAATTCCGGCAGAACGTCATGGCGTCAATATTAGTGATCTGACTACTGACGAAAAGCGGGAACTGATTAAAGCAATGAATCATTTTCGTGCAGTGGTGAGCTTATTTCCAAAACGGCTAACCATGCCGAATTAAGCCAAAACAGAAATTAATGGCGTAAACCCGCCGGGATTCTTATTGCCTAAATTCAGGAGAAACAACTATGCGAAATATTGAAACCCGTATCACCAAAACCGGACCAGATGATGCTGGCCTTAACCAATTGCTGACTGATGCACGCATGGAAGAGCGCCGGGGCCGCGCTGATGTATTTGCTGCACATCTGGAAAAACTGGCGGTGCACATCACTCGCGGCAAACTTAACGGCACCGAAGCCGCAGAGCTACTGCGTAACGCAGCTGAAACTATCCAGAACGAAGCACAGGAGAACCACTGATGGCTGATTCAATGGACCTTGTGCAGCAGCGCGTGGAAGAAGACCTCCAGCGCCACATCCACAACGCCCGCGCCAAAGTGCCGGGTATTTCCCGTGTTCTTTGTATTGATTGCGATGGGCCGATCCCGCCAGAACGCCGCCGTGCCATTCCGGGTGTGCAGTGCTGTGTCACTTGTCAGGAAATCGCAGAGCTGAAAGGCAAGCACTATAGCGGTCGTGCTGTATGAACAGTATCGATCCGCGCTGCTTCGCCGCCAATACCATTAACACCATCAGTATTTCAGGCGGCAAAGATAGTCTTGCACAGTGGCTAAGAGCTATTGAGAACGATGTTCCACATATTTCCGTCTTTGCTGATACGGGCCATGAACACCCTCAGACAATGGAATATCTGGATTATCTGGAGTCAAAGCTGGGCAAGGTTATCCGCGTTAAAGCCGATTTCACTCGCCAGATAGAAGGGAAACGTAAATTTATTGCGGAAAAGTGGCCCGTTTCTCTGGTTCAGGAATGCGGTATGTCGCCGGATGAGGCTGCAGAGCGTATCCATCGGGCACTGGAAATCCTTAAACCAACTGGCATTCCGTTTCTTGATTTGTGCATGTGGAAAGGCCGTTTTCCTTCAACAAAAGTTCGTTTTTGTACTTTTGAGCTGAAACATGAGCCGGTGCGTACACAGGTGATCGTCCCGGCTCTGGATGAATACGACGAGGTAATCAGCTGGCAGGGCGTCAGGGGACAGGAATCCCCAGAGCGTGCTTTGCTGCCTGAGTGGGAGGAAGACGCAGACGATACACCGGGCCTTCATGTTTATCGTCCGATCCTCAACTGGCTGCATGAAGATGTGTTCGCCCTTGCCAGACGCCATGGCATTAAGCCTAACCCACTTTATCTGCAGGGCTGCAGCCGTGTCGGGTGTATGCCATGTATTCACGCCCGCAAGTCCGAGCTTGCAGAAATTTTCCAGCGCTGGCCTGAAGAAATCCGCCGTGTGGCTGAATGGGAGAGGATGGTTGCGGAATGTTCACGGCGTGGCAATTCAACATTCTTCCCGTCCACGCATGACCCGCGCCGTGCTGAAAAACGTATTGAAGTCATTACCGTTGATGCTTATGGCATTGAGTCTTATCGCGACTGGGCCTTAACCACTCGTGGCGGTGTGCAGTTCGATCTGCTGGCAGGCATGAATGATAAGGCGGTGTGTAGCAGTGTTTATGCGGGAGTCTGCGAGTGACGGAAATCAGTACAGGCCGTCTTGCCGCCACATTTGTAACTGAAAATCCCGGTATCGTTGAGAATGTTGCCGGGCCTTATTCGTGGAATTTGCCCAAACAAGCAGTTAACCCGTATCTGGAGCCGGCGGAAGTTGCGCCGGAGTCTGCGCTTTCAAACCTGATCACTTTGTACGCTGCGGATAACGAGCAGGAGCATCTGCGCCGTGAGGCGCTGAGTGATAAGGTCTGGGAACGTTATTTTTTCAATGAATTCCGTGATCCTGTCCAGCGTGAAATGGAACAGGACCGGCTGATTAGTCATTCCAAAATGGCGCGCGAGCAGCAGCGTTTTAATCCCGATCTGGTCATTTTGGCTGACGTTAACGCCATGCCGCCCTACATTAGCAAGCCTCTGCTGGAGCGGATTAAATACTTCTACGGCCTGGGTAGGACTAAAGCTTATTCCCGCTATCTGCGCGAGACCATCAGGCCGTGCCTTGAGCGACTGGAACGCGTGCGTGAAAGTCAGGTGTCTGTCTCTTTTCGGTTCATGGCGAGCCATGACGGACTGGAGGGGCTGCTGGTACTGCCTGAAATGAATCAGGATCAGGTCAAGCGCCTTTCCACGCTGGTTGCGGCGCATATGAGCATGTGTCTTGATGCGGCCTGTGGTGATCTGTTTGTCAGTGACGATGTTAAACCAGAAGAAATCCGCCAGGCATGGGAAAGGGTTGCTGCAGAAGCCATGCGCCTTGAGGTCATCCCGCCTGCCTTTGAACAGTTGCGC